CACAATAAATCTCTTGCTAGAATTGATGTTGTTTTTGAAGCTGGAAATACTTTCTCTGCTGGTGCTGCCGTGAACGCCGCAATGACTAGAAAAGACTGCGTGGCAATTGTTGGTAACTACAAAAGAATTACAGGCATTCCATTAACCACAACATACGCAAATCAACAAGCAGACTTTGGTGTTACTTTTACCAGCGAAAATGTTGTGTATGTTGCTGGTAGAAAGAAATTTACTGCAGGTGTTGGCACAACAGTTAACATTTTAGAAGCAGATTTAAGCCCAGACGTTGCTGGTTGTGTGGCAAGATGTGCCAGAGACGCTAATATTTGGACTTCTCCAGCAGGAAAAACCAGGGGCCGTATTTTAGGCGTAGTTGCAATGCAACAAAACTTCAGTGAAACTGATGTGTCTTATCTGAATGCAGGAGACGTAAATCCCGTAACAGTGTTTCCAGGAGAAGGCACTTTCTTGATGGGAAATAATACTTCATTTACAGGTTCTGGTTATTTGACCAAGATAAATGGCATTTTGTTGGTTGCATATTTAAGAAAACAATTAACTAGTATTGCACAAAAATTCTTATTTGAAATTAATGATGCAAGAACCAGACAACGAGTTGTGGCTGCTTTAAGTCCCGTTTTAGAAGGAGTAAAAACAGGAAATGCAATTTCTGATTACCGAATAGTTTGTGATGAAACAAATAATACTGCTGCTACTATTGCAGATAATAAATTAGTAATTGATGTTTACATTAGTCCGTACAACACAGCAGAAACATTAGTCATTACAATTATCAATACAAACACCTCTGAAGCATTCACAGGTTAAGGAAAAATAAATGGGTAGCCATTCAATAACAGATTTTATCAACGGATTTGGTGGTGGACATAGAATTAACCGGTTTAAAGTAACTGGCAGCATTCCTACACTTAATACTACAAACACTGTTACAGCGACAAATCCAGTAAATACCCCTAAAATGGTAGATTTTACTGATTTTCATGTTAGAGCTGCTTCTTTACCAACATCACAACTAGGTGTGATTCCTGTAAATTTTAGAGGAAGAACAGTAAATTATCCGGGAGATAGAATATATCAACCATGGAATATAGTAGTAATTGATGATAATAAAATTTCAAAAGATTCAGACAAATCAATATCACTATATCGAGCATTCCACGAATGGCATGAACGAATAAACAGCCATGTAAACAACCTTTCAGCATATGAAAAAAGTGGTGGTAACACAGATCCAAGCCAACATTTTGCCGGTAGAATAAAGGCCGATGGAACAGTTCTTAGTATCAATAATCCAGCATGGACTATAGAACAACTAGATACTAACGGAGCCAAGACTATAAGAAAGTTTGAATTGTGGAATTGTTGGCCGGTTGCTGTTGGTCCTGTCGAATTGGATATGAGTCAAGATAATGTGTTATCAACGTTTGCTGTTACTGTGGTATTCAGTCATTTGAAATTTGATCTCAGTACTTCTACTACTACTGGAACATTTATTTGATAGGTGAATTTATATGGAATTAGAACTATTTGGTTTTAGTATAGGCAAAAAGAAACAACAAGAAACCGTCGAGAATCGTGACGTAATCACTCCCGATTCTTATGACGGTTCTTATGTGCTAGAAACCGGTGGTGTTTTTGGTACATACGTTGATTTTTCTGGTGCAATTCGTGATGAAAATCAGATGGTTCAACACTATCGTTCAATGGCTCTTTATCCAGAAGTGGATGCTGCTATTGAAGATATTGTGAACGAAGCTGTAGTTTTAGATCAAGACAGAAAACCAGTAAAGTTAAATTTAGATCACGTAAATCTATCAGACACCATCAAAACAAAGATGTACTCTGAGTTTAATCATATACTAAAACTATTAGACTTTTCAAATCGAGCTGGCGACATTTTTCGTCGGTGGTATATTGACTCCAAGATTTTTTATTATAAGAAAGTAGATAAAAACGATCTACGAAAAGGTATTCTTGAACTGATTCCTATTGATCCAGTAAAGATTAAAAAAATCAGAAAGATTGAAAAGGATAAAGGATATTACGGAGGAATTGGGCCATTTTCTCCAGTCAAGAGTATTCAAGAGTATTACGTTTACACCGACACAGATAAAGATGCAGCATTTCCAACATCAGGTACTGGTTGGAAAATAGCACCAGATACGGTTGCTTACGCTCACTCTGGTATTATTGATTCAGCAACCAAGCGCGTTGTTGGTTACCTACAAAAAGCTGTTCGTCCTTTAAATCTGCTAAGACAAATTGAAGACGCTGTTGCTATTTACCGAATTTCTCGTGCACCAGAACGTCGTATTTTCTATGTGGACGTTGGTAATCTACCAAAGCAAAAAGCTGAACAGTATCTACGTGAATTGATGAATCGATATCGTAACAAGATTCAATACGATCCTGCTACCGGTCAAATTCGTGATGAGCGTAACCATATGAGCATGCTTGAAGATTTCTGGATGCCTCGCCGTGAAGGTGGTCGTGGCACAGAAATCAGCACTCTAGACGGTGGCCAAAACCTCGGTCAGATGGAAGACGTTCTGTATCTGCAACAAAAACTGTTCAGAGCATTAGGCGTTCCACTTTCCAGAATGATGGGCGAGAGTGGTTTCAACATGGGCCGATCTGCTGAAATCACCCGAGATGAAGTGAGATTTAATAAATTTATTGATCGTCTACGCCACCGTTTCTGCACCATATTCCTAGACATTCTAAAAACTCAAGTGATCCTTAAGGGAATTATGAGCGAGGAAGACTGGAACAGAATCAATCAAGACATTACTTTCAGATTCAATAACGATTCTTACTTCACTGAATTAAAAAATAATGACATCTTGAGAGAACGATTAGACATTATTGCTGCAGTAACTCCTTACATTGGTAGATTCTTCTCTGGTGAATACATCAGAAAGAATTTCTTAAAGCAGTCTGAAGAAGAAATTTTAGAAATTGATGCTCAAATAAACAGAGAAATGCAAAAACAATTAGAAGCCCAAGAGATGCAGGCATACCAACAAATGATGTCTGGTGAATCGCCAGAAGAAGAACAAGCTCCAGAAGAGGAAGCACCACAATGAGCATCCCAGAAAAGTTGGTAACCATGATTCTTAGAGGCCATGCAGACAAATTCAAAGCAATTCTACAAGAAGAATTACAACATCGAGCTTCTATTATCATGGAAGAAATTTACCGTATTGAAACCGGTAAACTATTAGAAAGTGTGGAACAGGCAGCACCACCAGCTGTCGTTCCTGCACCTACACCAACTCCAGTTTCTGTAAAATTCTTACCAGAAAGTGCTTATAAGCTAAGAGACGGAAATATTGGTATTCTAAGCCCAGTGGAGCGAGAAATGGTAGGTAAACTACACGAAAGTCTAAATAATGATAACAAAGAACGAATGGTAAAATTACTCTCAGAATCTCAAGAATCTTTTAACAGAATCTTGAAATTAGCAAAAGCTCAAAATAAAAAGTAAGGAAAATTATGGAAAACAGTCAAAACCTACAATCATTCATAAATTTAGTTGTCAATGAGAATCTGGCACAAGCCAAAGAAGTTCTCAATAATCAACTAAATCAAAAACTCGCTGATGCTCTAGAAAGAAAATTTGAAGAATTTGCTCCCAGCATTTTTGAAGCATTAGATCCTGTCGGCAAAGAAGACGACGATGTTGACAATGACGGAGATACTGACAGCACTGACAAGTACCTAAAGAACCGCCGTGACGCTATCGGTAAGGCTATTGAAGGAGAAGATGAGGATGAAGCCGAGGACGAGGAGCAATCTGAGGAAGAAGAAGAAAGTGGGTCCGAAGAAGAAGAAGATGAGGAAGCAGATGAGGACTCAGAAGAAGATGGCGAAGATTCAGAAGAAGAGAAAGACTGAAATCAATGAAACTAATAACCGAGACAGTTGAACAAGTAGAGTTTTTAACCGAAGCAGCTGCTGACGGTGGTAAAAATTATTTCATTGAAGGTACTTTCATGCAAGCTGATACCCTCAATCGAAACAAAAGAATGTACCCAAAACACATTCTGTTAAATGAAGTTAATCGTTACACCAAAGAGTTTGTAAATAACAGCCGTGCTTTCGGTGAACTGAACCATCCAGCAGGCCCAACAGTAAATCTGGATCGAGTTGCTATCATTATTAAAGAGTTTAAATGTGATGGTTCGGACGTTTACGGTAAAGCTAAAGTAATGAGTACTCCCATGGGTGAGATTGTTAAAAATCTTATCAATGAAGGTGCTCGTCTTGGAGTTTCAACTCGTGGTATGGGTTCATTAAAAGCCAAAAACGGATACAACGAAGTTCAACCTGACTTCATGCTTTCTGCTGTAGACATTGTTGCTGATCCTTCAGCTCCTAATGCGTTTGTAAACGGCATCATGGAAGGCAAAGAGTGGATCTGGGATAACGGCATGTTAGTTGAACGTCAAATTGAAGAATACCACCGAGAACTTTCTAGAGCGTCTGCTCGACAATTAGAGTCTAAAGGTATTAGACTGTTTGAAGATTTCCTAAACAAATTAAAATGAAACTACCTATAAATTCACTACAAACTTTAGTTAAAGAAGCATACGATCCAAAAAATCCTTTTGGTCCACTGTTTCCTGTATTACCAAAACCAACACCAGTAAAACCATCAGGACCGTACGTTCCAACTCCTGGTGGTGTAAAACCAAAAAATCCAAAAGTTGTAACACCTAAAACAACAGGCAAAAAATCAAATTCTGGTGTGTTACCAAGTTCAACAGGTGCGGGTGGAGCAGTTGTTGGTGGAGGCCAACTACCTTCTTTAGGAGGTTCAGTAGGTGATATGTATGGTATGATTAAAGATGTTGCTAAAGGTGTAGGAGCATTTGCTGCAACTCCACCAAGAGAGCAAATGGCAGCAACAACCGGCAGATTAGGTGGTCTAGGATTTTCTAATCAAGGTATTGAAGATCGTATGAAATATTATAAATCAGTAATTGGTGGAATAAATCCACTAGGATGGTTGGCAACTGCTACAGGCGGTGCTGCTGGACGAGCAGCTAAAAGCGGTAGTGTTGTGGGAAGTGGATTACTTGGTGGATTGGCCAGTTTTACTAAACAATGGGCAGACGCAACCACAGAAGAACCAGCTAAACTAATGACTGCTGCTTTGTATGATCCTCGTTCATTGGGAAGAATGAAATAAAAACGTTAAAACTTAGTAAATTATAAATAAACAAGTATTAGGAAAAAATAAAATGAAAAAGACACAACAACAACGACCTGTAGTTCACGACACAACCGGTAAAGGCACTTTTGATGCCACTGGAAAGGGTGCTTTCCTTGGTACACTAGACACCAGTTCTATGGAAGGACTTGCTCAACGCAATCAAATGAGCCTTCGTCCAGGAAGTGCTGGTCAAGACTCCGGACAAAAAATGGCAGAACCAATTGGAGCTGAACAAGAAGAAGAGAAGAGCATGAACGAACACCTCGTTTCTTTGTTTGGTGGCGAAGATCTTTCAGAAGAATTTATGAACAAAGCTTCTGTAGTTTTTGAAGCTGCTCTTAACGAAAGAACTACCGCTATCCGCGAGCAAGTTCTTCGTGAGAGTGCTGCCATCATCGAAGAAGAAGTCAGCAAGACTGTAAACGAACTAGCTACCCGTCTAGACGAATACCTAAGCTACGTTGTAGAAGAATGGGTCAAAGAGAACAAGCTTGCTGTAGAGTCCGGTATTCGTACCGAGATCGCTGAAAGCTTTATTGGTGGTCTAAAGAGTCTGTTTGAAACCCACTACATCGAAGTTCCAGAAAAGAAGCACGACATTCTAGAAGATCTGTTCAACGAGAACAGCCAACTAGAAGACGCACTAAACGAGCAAATCAAGGCTAACGTAGGTCTCAACAAAGAGATCACTGCTGGCCGTGCTCGCACCATCTTCCTAGAAACTGTTGCTGATCTATCTCAAGTAGACGCTGAGAGACTTGCTTCTCTAGCTGAGAGCGTAGAATTTAACAGCCCAGAAGACTTCCAAAACAAACTCACTATTCTCAAGGAAAATTATCTTAAGGCCGCACCCGTAGCTGCCCAAGAAATGGAAACACTTACAGAACAAAGCAATGTTGCAGTAGCATCTGAAGGCCCAATGTCTGTATATGTGAATGCACTGTCACGTCAAACTAAGACTTACTAAAAAATACTAAAGTATAAATAACTTTAAATCAAGGAGAAACTAAAAATGTCAATGGATTTTAACGGAACTACCCCCTACGACACACTCGTAGAAAAATGGAACCCTCTACTCGATCACGAGGCTATTCCTTCAATTTCAGATTCGTACAAGAAGAAGTGCACTGCTATCCTACTAGAAAACCAAGAGAAGGCTCTTCGTGAGCAATATCTCATCGAAACCCCCACCAACGGTATGGGTGGTGGCGGTTTCCAAGTATCTCAAGCTGCTGGTAGTGCTAACGCTGCTCTAGCTGGTTACGATCCTATTCTAATCAGCCTAGTTCGTCGTAGCATGCCAAACCTAATGGCTTACGATCTAGCTGGCGTGCAACCCATGAGTGCACCAACCGGTCTAATCTTTGCTATGCGTTCACGCTACACCAAACAAGCTGGACCTGGAGGTGCTAACGGTTCTGGTAACGAAGCTCTATTCCAAGAAGCTTTTGCCAAGTTCGGCGGTTCAGGTAACACCTCTGCTGGTGCTGCTACTGCTGCCAGCCAAGGCATCAACCCTGTCGGTGTTTCAGGTGGTACAAGCGGTGGTTTCGTCCAAGGTGCCAACTTTGGTATCCGCGAAACCAGCTTTGATATCAACAGCTTCCGTGGTATGTTAACCAACGTTGGTGAAAGTTTAGGCGAGACCGGTGCAAACAACTTCCAACAAATGGCATTCAGCATTGAGCGTCTAGCTGTAGAAGCCAAGACTCGCGCCCTAAAGGCAGAGTACAGCACTGAGCTAGCTCAAGATCTAAAGGCTGTTCACGGTCTCGACGCTGAGAGCGAACTTGCTAACATTCTTAGCACCGAAATTCTCAACGAAATCAACCGCGAGCTAATGTACACCCTATACCGTACTGCCAAGACTGGTTGCCAACAAAGCGATCTAGAAAGAGGCGGCGTATATGATCTCAACACCGACTCAGACGGTCGTTGGAGTGCAGAACGATTCCGTGGTCTCATGTTCCAAATCGAACGCGAAGCTAACCAAATTGCCAAGGAAACTCGTCGTGGTAAGGGTAACTTCATCGTCTGCTCATCAGACGTTGCTTCAGCTCTCGCTATGGGTGGCTTCCTAAACCTAACTCCTGCTCTACAAACTCAACTAGAGGTTGATGACACCGGCAACACCTTTGCTGGCGTTCTAAACGGCAAGTTCAAGGTTTACATTGATCCATACGCTGCTGCTGGTGCAAACTTCTGCCTAGTCGGCTATCGTGGTGCAAGCCCATACGATGCTGGTGTGTTCTACTGCCCATACGTTCCGCTACAAATGGTACGTGCAGTCGATCAAAACACTTTCCAACCCAAGATCGGCTTCAAGACTCGTTACGGCATGGTAGCCAATCCATTCGCCGAGAACACTGACATCAACGCTCTCGGTGGTAACCAATACTACCGCATCTTTGCTGTCAATAACCTCCACGGTAACACTGGTTTCGGTCTCTGATCTAAACCTTAACTAAAACTAACGCTAAGGGCTCCCCCTAAAAAGGGAGCCCTTTTCGTTTACATAAATATTAATATGACATCAGCATGTAATGACGCCAGTAATCCATTATTAATAAATTATTTTCAATTTGTAATGGATCGAGTTCCCAACTTGGTTTACTTTTGCCAAAGTGCAAATCTACCAGGTATTGGATTTGGTGTTGTGGATCAGCCAACAACTTTAGGCCATCCAGTTAAAGTTCCAACCGGAGCTTTCCGTTTTGAAGATTT